GGTAAAGAATGGCATCAATACGCCAAGCGCGAAGAGTTTAAAAACGAACGCGGTTCCGATTCAGCCTGGGGTAGCAACTGCGAAATCTGGCTAGACGGAACCGACATCAACCACAAGAAGTGAGGACCGTATGTTCAGGACATTCCGAGACTTCATTAGACGACTCAATGCAATAAAAGACTACGAATGGCGTCGCGTACCGCCGCCCAATTGGGCGTGTAAGCGTAACGGAGTACATTACTGGTAACAGTTATGAACAAAGCCAAATACAACCCTGTGCCAAAAGAAAAGCACTTAATAGACTTTGACACATACTCAAACATGTTTATTACTGCTGACTTCAACGGAGTTAGCTATTTAAATTACAGCTTGCACTTAAAAGAAACATGGTACCCAAAAAACACACCACGCATAGCTAGCAAAATGCGTAACTGGTTATTTTCAAGAGCATCTGACTTTGCCCTGGAAAAACCTAATGTTGTTATCGAAGCACACAATCACATACAACAACACCCACTTACTTACCCCCAATACAATTTGCCTGACCAGTTTCACCATTGGATAGCTCTTTGGGAACTAAAAACATTAACCATACAAAATAACAACTAATCACGGAGCACTGACAATGTTCTTCTTATCCGGCTTACTTGCTGCAATAGCAATGATCTTCTTGCTACTCAAACTCAACCTTCGCCGCATCGCAAAGTACGACATATTCCTGGACGTAGTACTTACGTTCTTTTTTATCTGGATATTTGCCGGTACTTTCGCGGGCATGATGGCTGGCCTTTGGGCCGGTGCCCTCATATCCATATTCTTGTGGTGGGCTAAACGCAACGTGCCACAAGAAGAACTTAAGTGGATCAAGACCAAGCGCTTTCCCTATAGAAAGCTAACTTGGGTCACTGTTATTAAAACTAAAAACCGTTAACGAACATCTGGCCTCTGGCCGGTTACAAACTTCAGCCCCCCTGAACCAAGCTCTTGGTGACCAGTGCAAGCCAAGAGTACTTGTCTGTAACTGGTCAGAGGTTAGACCTACCGCATTACTTAAGGAGTAACAAATGCGTACTATCCGCCCATCACAGCTCAAGTCCGAACTTAAAGCCAACGCTCTGGCCCGCGTGCCGAGCATGATCTGGGGCCCGCCAGGTCTTGGTAAGTCTCAGATTGTTTATCAATTTGCCAACGACCTACACGCCAAGGTCTTCGAACTTCGTGCCAACCTGTTCGACCCCGTCGACGTTCGTGGCGGTCTCAAGGTTGTCGAGCAAGCCGATGGTTCATACCGTACTCGTTACGGCGTGCCTGAGGATTACCCCGACACTAACTACCAAGGCACCGTCGTGCTGCTCATCGACGAGTTGCCCAATGCACCCAAAGCTACGCAAAACGCGTTGCTGCAGTTGACGCTCGATCGCAAGATCGGCACTTACGTTCTTCCCGAAAACACCATTATTGTTGCCGCAGGCAACCGGTCGCAAGATCGTGCTGCTGTTCACGAGATGCCCACCCCGGTCAAGAACCGCTTTGCGCACTACACGCTCGAAGCAAACATCGACGACTGGGTAGCTTGGGCACTGCGTAACAAAATAGACGATAGTTTGATCTCGTTTCTTCGTTACCGCCCGAGTCTGCTTCACAGCTTGGACGCTAACGACTACGCGTTTCCGTCACCCCGTACCTGGGAGATGGTCAGCCGCAAGTTGCCACATATGAACGACATGTTCTATGGCGTTGCATCGCTCGTTGGCGACGGCCCGGCTGGCGAATACTTGGCCCACAAGGCAATCCACAAGGATCTGCCTGATATCGAAGACTTAATCAAGAACCCGTCAACCAGCCACGTCCCGAGCGACCCATCAGCTTTGTACGCAATTGCCGGTGCATTGGCATCTCGCGTAGACCAGCTGAACTTCGACGCAATCATGCGTTACAACAGACGTTTGCCACGCGAGTTCCAAGTAGTTCTTGTCCGCGACTGCCTGGCCAAGGAACGTACTTTGATTAACGAAAAGTCATTTAAGGACTGGACCACCGCTAACGTAGAAGTAGTCATCTAAGGAGAATCACATGGCTTCCGTACGACTAACCAACGAAATCCGTAGCGACATTCACCGTAATGCTATGGAAGCTTTCAAGGTTGCTAAACCTACACCTAAACCTACCACTTGGCTTTCTGACCGAATCCGCGACGGTATCATCGGATCCGAAGCATACAAAGTCCTTAAGGAATTGTACGAAAGCCGTAGCCGATACACTTTCACTTCCTTTGGTGGAATGCCTAACAACATAAATCAAACCAACGACGCTAGTATTAACTTAACTTCTAAAACTAACTTTGGGGCTAGCTCTTTTGTAGAAAACAATAACAAAACCATTCAGGTTGAAATGGTTCCTCAGATCAAGCTTTTTCGAGGCTCGTCTTGGGGAACCCCAGAGTTTTCGTTTGAAGACTTTAGTCCACAGGTACGTGCAGATCTTGCTGGCCCTTTGCAACAGCTTTCTAAAGACATCATCGATCACTTTTCTGAACAACATGAATATCATAAAAAAATCAACGATCTTTTGAACGCGTGCACGACGGTTAAGCAATTGCTTACTGCCTGGCCAGCAGGCGAATCGTTTGTTGCCCACGAACACAAAACACGTATGTACACCAAGATCACTCGTGTTGAGCGAGCCAAACAGATCCGAGAAGAAGTCCAATTCGACGACACATTGGTAAACGAAGTAGTACTCACCGCAAAACTAGTAGGAGGCTAACATGTCTGCTGAAAGCGCACTTATCAAGGCGCGATCGCAACTCCTCATGGAACACCCGTTCTTCGGAACACTAGCCCTGAGGTTACGCCCCGTTGAAAAACAAGATGTAAAGACGGCAGCCACTGACGGCACAAGTTTTTTCTATAACTCTGATTTCATACGGAAGCTAGACCAAATGCAGCTTCGTGGACTAATTGCCCACGAAGTTATGCATTGCGTCTTTAACCATCAAACCCGCAGACAAGCCCGCGACCACAGCTTGTGGAACGTTGCTTGCGACTACGCTATTAACAACCACCTTGTGGATGCAGGTTTTATTCTGCCAAAAGGCGGCTTAGTAGATCCGGCTTATAAAGACATGTCTGCAGAAGCCATCTACAACAAGCTTCAACAAGAACCCAAGAAGCACAAACCGTGCGCCTGGGGTATTGTGCTTGACGCTAATAGCGGCAGCGTAGAGTCTGGCTCTGCTGCCGAAATGGAATCACAATGGCAAATTGCCGTTGGCGAAGCACTTTCGGTAGCTAAATCACGCGGCAAGATGCCTGGTCACCTCGAGCTTGCGCTGACCGATATTCTTGACCCAAAGGTTGACTGGCGCACGGTCCTCTGGCCGTTCTTCACTGACCTTACCAACGACGACTTCACCTGGCGCAAGCCTAACCGCGCATACATTTCCGAAGATGAATATCTGCCGTCAATGTACGAAGAAGCCTGCGGTAAAGTTGCAATCGTCGCTGACTCCAGCGGATCTATCTCTGACGAGCAGGGTGTTCAGTTCTTTAGCGAACTAGACGCGGTGCTCGCGCAAGTCCGACCTGAGTCTGTTGTATTTATACAATGCGACGCTAACGTCCAGGACGTGCATGTGTTTGACCGTGGACAACGAATCACGGACGACAAACGTACGTTCAAGGGCCGTGGTGGTACAGCATTCGCCCCCGCATTTGCTTACATTAAAGAGCACCACCCGGACGTCCAGGCAATTGTGTATTTGACTGACCTTGAGTCAAACGACTTTGAAGAAGCCGAACGTGAATGCATCGCACCAACGCTTTGGGTAGCCACAACGCGACACTCACAAGCGCCATTTGGAACCACTGTATATTTACCCTCTTGATAGAACTGTATCTACTAACTATTCTCAACGCAAAGGTAGGAGACCTTTATGCCACAAGTCACGAAAGAGCTTATCTTCCCGCGCGCCGTAACCACGGTCGACAAAATCAACCTCACAAGCTTAGCCATTGCGCTTGGCACTTTGTCTGAAGACAAAGGCCTTAAAGAAATTGCCCAGGTCATGGTCAACTCTCTTTACGCAAAGTCGCGCATCCGCGCTCACAAACGAGCTAACGCAGTTCTTGCACTTCTTGAATCCCATCGCTAACACAATGGGACACTTCATTGAAAATGTAGAAATTATGCAAGTCTGCGATTTGTTGCTTAATAACTACACTACTACTGAAATAGAAGAAAAACTCAAGATTCCTAAACAAAGGGTCGATGAGATTTACCGCATGCTGCAAGACGCTACAGCGTACGAAGAAGGATAACGACGTGCCAGAAACTCTTGTGACCCTAGACTTTGAGACTTACTACGACGTAAATCTCAGTCTTACTAAAATGACTACTATGGAATATGTCAAAAACGATATGTTCAAAGTCTGGGGTGTTGGTATCAAAGCCAACAATGAACCAACAGAATGGTTTGGAGCAGACGAAGCAGAAGACGCTTTACGTCAATTTGACTGGGACAATGTTAAGTTGCTTTGTCACAACACGTTGTTTGACGGATACATATTAGCTAGACACTACGGCATAACGCCCGCGTACTACCTTGACACTGCAGCAATGGCACGCGGTGCGTTCCCTGGCTTATCTGCGTCTCTTAAAGACACCAGCATACGTTTATTCCCAGACGACGAGTCAATGCGCAAAGGCGAAGATCTTGTCAAAGCCAAAGGACTTTACGATCTTCCGCCTGACATCGAAGAGGCAATTGCTAAGTACTGCGTACAGGACGTTGACTTAACGTACGCCGTCTACAACAAACTTGTGGCAACTTACCCACAGTCTGAGTTGGATCTTATTCATCTTACGACCAAGATGTTCTGTCAGCCAATCCTTAAGATTGACCGTGAACGACTAACCACGTACCACGGCCAAGAGTTCACTCGTGCCGAAGATCTAATTAAAAACTCCAACGTCCCGAAAGACGTATTGTCAAGCAACGTTAAGTTCGTAGCATATCTTGAAAGCCTCGGAATTACTGCGCCAGTAAAGCGTAGCCCAAACACCGGCAACATGATTCCGGCGTTTAGTAAAAACGACGCAGGCTGGAAGCAACTAATGGCTAAATACCCAGAGCACAAAGCTCTTTGGGACGCTCGAACAGCAGTTAAGTCACGCATCAGCGAAACACGCTCAAAACGATTTCTGGACGTAGCCCATAGCGACGACACCATCAGCGTTCCGCTTAAGTACTACGCCGCACACACAGGTCGCTTTGGCGGCACAGAAAAAATTAACCTACAGAACCTACCTCGAGGCAGTGAACTACGTAAATGCTTAGTAGCCCCACAAGGCATGCTTGTTTACGTAGCAGACTTATCCAACATCGAAGCCCGCATGCTTGCATGGATGGCTGGCCAGGAAGATCTCCTTGACCAGTTCCGCAGAGGTGAGGATATATACAGTAACTTTGCCTCAAAAATCTACAACAAACCCGTAAATAAACAAGAACATCCAACCGAACGATTCGTAGGTAAAACTGCAATCCTAGGTCTTGGCTATGGGATGGGGCACAAGAAGTTCAAACTTACTCTGGAATCAGGAGCCGCCGGACCGGCTATGCAGATTTCAGAGTCTGATGCCCTAAACGTTGTACATACGTACAGGTCTAGCTACAGCTCAATTCCGCTCTTATGGGGGCGGATGGAAAACCTGCTCAAGCAGTCGCTAGATAGGAACAACTACGGGATTACTTACCGCAACGGAGTCCTAACTATCCAAAACCGTTCCCTTGTTTTACCAAACGGAATGGCACTTAGGTACGAAAACCTACAGATGACTTCCCAAGGGATGACTTACAACACCCGTGGACAAGCACAAGAATCTACATACGGCGGGCGGATAACAGAAAACGTCATCCAGGCTTTGTCACGTATAGTAATTACTGACAGTTTATTGAGGTTAGACAAGAAGTTAGCTAACGGACGCGTAGCTCTGACTGTCCATGACGAAATAGTAATTGTTGCCTCGGACCAAAACCCCGATGCTACAATGACTCAAATCATTGACGATCTTTGCACTCCACCCAGCTGGGCTCCGGACTTACCGTTGTCCGCCGAAGGTGGCTACGACAGGATGTATAGCAAGTAATGTCCAGGCTTGTTTTAACAAGGAGACTAAATCAAACCGTCGTTATTCAACACGATGATAAAGTCCTTGTTGAAGTAAAAGTTTGTCGAATAGATCGCAACCAAGTTCGCATTGCTTTCGTCGCTGACCCGTCAGTAATTATTGACCGGAAAGAAACACTCGACGAAAGTTCTTGTTCTTCAGAGCAAGATAAGGGCTAGTGTTTTCTGGGAGTTATTATGAAAGTTACGTTCTTGGAGAGCCCGAATGGCACTCCACTCAGCAAGCATTACTTTGCAAACGGCGAATCTCGCCCATACCCATATGTTAAAGACGTAACTTCACACGAATACACAATACCAAACGATCAAGCTGGACTAATGCAGCTTGAAGATTTGATCCGTCAGCATGCTGCAAAAGGCGACTGCATGCTGAAAGGCTTATTGCGCCGTCAACTTTTAAACGAAAGTCGCGCCCAGAAAAGCGACAGGCTTGCTGTCAGCAACTTACTTGTACTTGACTTTGATGCAATAACATTGCCTCGTCGAATTGTACGTTCAAAAAAGCTTACGGCTAATGACGTACAACTGATTTCTGAGCAGATCATCGCTGAGCTTCCACCTGAGTTGCACAACGTCAGTTACATTGCGCAGGCATCAGCCAGCCTTGGCCTTAAAGGCGACCGAATCTCGTTACACATCTTTATGTTGCTTACAGTGGCTATGCCACCTAAGTCCATAAAGCTCTGGTTGCAGAACATCAACTATGTCTCTGACCTTTTAAAGCCACAGCTGGAACTCAGCGCTAATGGACAGTCTATTAAACACCCATTAGACGTATCTGTTGCTGACAACAGCAAGCTAATTTTTATATCCCCGCCCACGTTTGAAGACACAACCAAGAACCCGTTTGTCTCAGACGACGACCGAATCATTCGAGTCGACAGAGACAACGCTACGTTCGATATGGCAGCAGCCATGGCAAGTCTTAACCCAGAGACTGTCTTCCAAATTGGGCAGCAAATTAAAGATGACCTTCGTGAGGCCAAGGGTATCCGTAAGAAGTCTGGTAAATACCAGACAATGACGATTGAGCACCAGGCTCACGAAGTACTGTTAAACCCAGACAAAATGTCCATTTCAATTGCTGACACTTCAGCAATGCCATGGATCCGTTGCAACATTAACGGCGGAGATAGTGGCGGCTACTACTTCAATATCGAACGTCCGACGTACATGTACAACTTTAAGGACGAACCGATCTTCGAGATTGAAAAAGCCGACAAGGAGTTTTACAAAAGCATCTTCGAGATCTTTCAACAGCATCTCGAGAAAGTTGGTAAGTCTACTTACCCAGTTGTCCTTCGCGACTATTACACAGACGTTTACTACAACGGCGTATTCGACCCGAACTTAAACCAGTTCACGGAAGAATACCCACTAATTCCAACAAGCAAGACTAGCATCGAAAGCTTCATGCTCAGTCACGGACGTCCGGAACCTGACTTTATCCGCGACGCACGAGTTGTGTTCGATCCCACATCGAACAGTCCGGCTATTGATTTCGACAACGTCCCGTACTTTGTAAACATGTACCGCAAAACCAAGTACATGTTAGGAGCTGAAGACCTTGGTTTTAAACTACAGTTTGGCCAAGCAAAACTGATATCGAACCACTGTCCACTGATCTATACCTTGATACATCATGTCCTTGGCAATGGTGACCAAGAGTTCGAGCGATTCATTAATTGGTTGGCCTACATATTCCAAACTCGCAAGAAAGCCAAGACAGCTTGGGTACTTGGTGGCGTACCAGGTACTGGTAAAGGTCTGTTTTACAGCAAGGTACTCCGTCCGTTGTTTGGACCCGAGCATGTACCAATGCGAGCACTGCAGAGTATTGAAGAGCATTTCAATCTCTACATGCGCAACTCGATCTTTTTAATCGTCGACGAGTTTCACATGGCTTCGTCTTCGCTTGGTGCTATGAAGATAGCCGACAAGCTCAAAAACCAAATCACAGAAGACACCATCACAATTCGCGCTATGCGCACCAACCAAATTGAAGTTCCTAACTTCACAAACTTCATTTTTCTAACCAACCGTAATGACGCAGTAAAAATCGAGAACGGGGATCGTCGGTACAACATTCCGCCGCGTCAGGAGTTCAAGCTAGAAGAAGCACATCCTGAGCTGCTCAAGAACCTCGACAAACTAGAGGAAGAGCTCTTCACCTTCGGATCCATCTTGCACAGCTTTGTAGTTAACGAGCGCATGGTTCATACCTGTATTGATAACCAGGCTAAGAACCATATGCGGCATGTTTCTATGTCGCTGATGGAAGAATTCTCTGAGGCCATTAAGCGTGGCAATCTGTTGTTTTTTAGCGACATACTGGATATCAATACAGCAAACGTTCAGAACATGAACGAAGTTGCTACAGCGCAACGGTTTGTTAAAACCTGGATTGCCAACGCCAAAGAGAAGTACGACATCATTCCGATGGAGCATCTTCGCACTGTGTACCACGTACAAACCGAGTCAAGTAACCGGTTGTCCCAACGTGAGTTCACAAAGCAGATGAGTCGCAATGGGGTAGAAACGTCTCGTAAACGAGCGCCTAACGCCAGCCGCGACAGCAACCTTATCAGCGGCGTAACAGTCATTTGGAACATTGACGATCTTGAGCGCCAGCGTCTGATCAACATCTATTTTGATGGCACAGACCAACGACTGTTGCAAAATACAAACATTGGATATACTGACAAGGTCAATTCTAACTGAGTCAGTAATAGTGATTAAACTTACGCAGAGTACCAGGCCGGACTCTGAAGACGGTTTACTTAAACCTGAGAAGTTCGGTCCTGTCCCTACCTGGTCCTATTCGGCGCTCAAGACCTTTGAAGAGTGTCCTTACCGGACCTACATTCAACGTGTTAAGAAGATCCCTGAGCCGCCTAGCCCTGCGGCAGACCGAGGCACAGTAATCCACAAGCTGGCCGAAGAGTTTGTAAAAGGCGAAATTGGCGAACTCCCAGCTGAGCTTGAAAAGTTCGAAGACGAGTTCCACGAGTTACGTACGCTTTTTGCGGACGCCAAAGTAGAACTTGAAGGCGAATGGGGCTTCAGCATCGAATGGGAACCCGTAGGCTGGATGGTCCCGCAGACTTGGGCTCGCATCAAACTAGACGCTTTAGTCCACCAGGACGACACCAGCGCAAGAGTAATTGACTTTAAAACAGGCAAGAAGTTCGGCAACGAGATTCCGCATGCCCAACAGTGTTTGCTCTACGCAATTGCAACATTCTTCCGTTACCCAGAACTACAGTACGTTCGAACTGAGCTCTGGTATCTAGATAAAGGTGAGTCAACTTTGCGCGGATTCACACGCGAAGAAGCCATGCAGTTCGCTCCTGGCTTCCACAGCCGCGCAGTAGGTATGACTACTTGTGAAGACTTCACCCCGACGCCAAGCAAAGATGCCTGTCGATGGTGTCCCTATGGCAAAGGTGAACATCCTGAGTGTACTTGGGGTGTTAAATAGTTCTCCTGTAGGACCGTCCGTTTACGGACCATTCAAACCCCTCCTAGCGAGGGGTTTTTTGTGAGCATTAAAAGCTCGTCGTAACCTAAGGAGGACTCATGTCCCTTTTCTTGAAGCTGGTAACAGCTCTAGAAATAATCTTACTTCTTAAAAAGTTACGAGAACAAAATGAAAACTCTACTTCAAACTCAAACAGCTACAACGTTATCAAGAACCCGGTTCAGAAAAAGCGTCAAGGAACCGACGCTAACAATGCTGAAATCCGGTAAAGCTAACAAAAAGCTAGGGGGCTCCGTCCGCAAAGGAATGTGGAAGGGGCTCCCGATTTTTTCCCTGACGCTTGAAGAACGAGCCTCTTGTCCACCAACCTGTGAGCAATGGACTAACTGTTATGGCAACAATATGCCATTTGCGCACAGATATGACCACACCCATCCCCATTTTGAGGAAGCACTAACCACGGACCTTTTACAACTGTCCAAACGCCACGAGCAAGGATTCGTTGTCCGTTTGCATGTACTCGGCGATTTCTACTCTGTAGATTACGTCCGCTTCTGGATGACTATGTTGCTAGTTCTACCTGGACTACGAGTGTTCGGGTACACACATCATCGACACAACACTCCAGTCGGAGAACTTATAGGTAACCTAAACGTTACCTTTCCCGACCGCTGGCGGGTACGGTTCTCGGACGACCTAAACGTCGAGTTCCGATCCCAAGTTGTTGCTTCTCCGCAACAAGCCACCGGGGTTGTATGCCCCGAACAACTAGGCAAAGCAGCCTCGTGTGGCAATTGTGCATACTGTTGGCATAGTGAAAAACCTGTATTCTTTGTTGAACATTGACGAAACTCGAGTTAGTATCTGATCTTTACTGAGAACTAAATTAATGCTTAAACCTTTTGATCATCAAGTTAAAACTACTAATTTCCTTCTTAAAACCCCTCGAGCACTTATCACTTCCGATCCAGGAACTGGTAAAACCCGCAGCGTCATCGACGCTTATGCTCAGCGGAAAGAAGGGCGCATGCTCGTACTCGCCCCTTTGTCAATCCTCTCCGCTTCGTGGGGAGACGACATCAAGAAGTTCCAGCCTAAGCTAACTTACGTTGTTGCTTATGCTAAGAACCGAGAAGCCGCGTTTAAATCTAAAGCCGACATCGTCATTACCAATCACGATGCCGTTAAGTGGATAGCCAAAAACGAAAAGCTTCTTCAAGGCTTCGATACCATCTGCATCGACGAGTTCACAGCATTTAAAAACAAAGACAGCCAGCGTAGCAAAGCAGTCCTTAAACTAGCTGCTAAGTTTAAGTACCGCATCGCTATGTCCGGTACGCCAAACAGCAACACAATCCTGGACATCTGGCACCCAACACTGATCGTTGATGACGGTGAACGGCTCGGCAAACGTTTCTACGGCTTCCGATCAGCTGTCTGTACTTCACGGTTCAATGGCTTTGCCAACGAATGGGTAGACAAGCCCAATGCTCAGGAAATCGTTGCAGCCTCTATTAAAGACATCAACATTCGTTACCAGCTAGAAGACTGCATCGACATGCCAGAGCAATCTGTACACACAATGTGTGTACAACTGACTCCTGACATCATGAAGCAATACGAGCTTCTGGCTGCCGACTCGGTGCTTTACACCGGTAAAGAAACCATCAACGCAATCAACGCAGGCGCACGCGTTAAGAAGCTGCTGCAACTATGCACTGGCGCTGTGTACACCGAAGACGGTGTAGCCTGTGGGATACACTCCGAACGTTACGAACTTGTAATGCAGCTGGTGTCCGAACGCAAACACTCGTTGGTAGCGTTCAACTGGCGGCATGAGCGTGAACACCTCGTCCGCCTGGCCCAGGAAATGGGCTTTGAGTACGGCGTTATCGACGGCGACACACCAGCCAACAAGCGTAAAGACATCGTCGACCGCATGCAGGCGGGCCAACTAAAAGTCGTGTTTGCCCATCCGCAATCAGCAGGACATGGCTTGACCCTAACTACTGCAACAACAGTTATCTGGGCGTCGCCAACGTACAACGCTGAGCATTACCAGCAGTTCAACCGCCGGATCTACCGCGCAGGCCAAACGCAGAAAACAGAAATCATCCACATCGCAGCAGACAATACGTGGGAACCTGACGTATACACCAAACTACAAACCAAACTTGAACGTATGGACGACTTGTTACAAATCCTCAATCAACTTACCCCAGTAAGGAAAATAGCATGACAGTAAATATCAACGAGCTCATCGAGCGCCGCGCTGAAATTAAGCGCGAAACCGAACAGCTGAACAATCGGCTGAAAGATTTGAAAGCCGCCCAGGACGAAATCGACCTGGCGCTTCTAAAGAAAATGGACGCTGAGGGATTGTCTCGCACTGCGAATGGCGATTACTCAGTATCCATCAATGAAGACACGGTACCGGAAGTAGAAGATTGGGACGCTTTGTACAATCACGTTATTTCCACCCGTGACTTTAGCTTAATCCAAAGACGGGTAAGCTCAACCGCTTATAAAGAGCTGTTGAAACTCGGGGAAGGAGTCCCCGGCCTTTCACCAAGGACAATCCGTAAGATCAATTTTCGTTCACTCTAAACATAGGAATATATCCAAACATGTCTAATGCAATCGCTCTTGTATCGTCCAACGTTCCCGCCCACGTTATGCAAGGCACCGGCCTTGGTAACGAGAATGTCGGCCAGAACGTAACTATCCCCCGCGTCAAGCTTCTCCAGAAGATGTCTGACGAAGTGGACAAGTACAACTCCAAGTACATTCAGGGTGCCGAGCCAGGTCACTTCTTGAACTCCTTGACCGGCCAGAACTATGGCGAAGAGCTGTACGTAATCAACCTGTTGTTCCGCAACGAGTTTGTTGTGTGGCGTAACCGCGACTCAGGTGGCGGCATCCTCGGCTCATTCAACTCGTTGGTAGAAGCGCAGGAAGCCATCAAGGCTCAAGACAAGCCGCAGGATTACACGATCACCGACACGCATTCCCATGTGCTCTTAATTAAAAACCCAGAAACGGGCGAGCTTGATCGCACGCCAGTGATCATGGACTTCTCGAGCTCGAAGATGCGCATCTCGCGCAACTGGAATTCGGTCATCGGCCTCAAGGGCGGTAACCGTTTCTCGGGTCTCTGGAAGCTTAAGTCTGTGTCCGTCACCAACAAAGCCGGTGCCCAGTTCATGAATCTGGAAGCCGACTTTGTAGGCTGGGCCACTGAAGAAGACTACGACTACGCCAAGTCTGTCTACGCACAGCATACCGGGCGTATTGTTGACTAATCAGTGAACGAACACGGCTTTATACGAGCTGTACATATGGATCTTCCATCGGAGGTTTTCCGGTGGAAGATCCATGATACGTTTGCAGGCGGAGTACCTGACGCATTCTACGCAGGGCGATTACGTACTCTTTTTGTCGAATACAAATACGTAAAAACATTCCCTAAACGCGACACAAGCCCAATACGTACCAGCCTCAGTACACAACAAATGCACTGGCTAAACAGGTTGCACGACCTTAACCAGCCAGTAGCCGTTGTCATCGGCTGTGAAAAGTTAGCCGTTGTTCTTACAAACAAAACATGGTCAGAATACATACCCAAAAAAGACTTCATGCATAAAGCTGTGTCTTTTGCGGATGTATCAAACTGGATATACAGACGCACTCATATTGAGGACGTATGATAATCGACAACGAAAGCCCGCCAGGTGCCTGGCGCGATGAAATTCTTAAGGGTCCAGCAACAGTTTCTCAGCTACGAGAAATCGTTTCAGAACTCAAACACGCACTAAAACTAGCTGAAGACGAAAACAAACGTCTTAAAGAACAGCGAGACACAGCTGTATCACAGTTGGCTGCAGCAGTTGCTTCCGAAATGGAAGCAAAAGGACTTAACGCTAAGCTAAAACAAGAGGTTGACAACTTATGGAACGCACTAAAGCTGAACTAAAAGAAAAACTTGACGCTTTAGAAGCTGAACTCAAAACACATCAGAACATGCTTGCTTCACGCATGTCTGTTGAGATAGCAATCTTTACACTCGGGTTTGCATTAGGCCTACTAGCAGGCCGCTATTGGGTTATTCAACAATGACAGACGAACTTCAGTTCGGTGCTACCTACGACAAAACAAAAATAGCTGTACTGCGAGAAGCAATCGATAGGGCTGACAACTTAGCCACTGTTCAAGCACAGCTCATAACGACTCAAGAACACCTGATAAGTGACCTTAAACTACAAATCGTAGACCTCAGGTCACGTATAAAGACTCTTGAAAGCGAAGCATCTGAGTTGCGAACAGCGTTAAGTTATGACTAAGCGAATTGCACAATACATAAAACCAACAAGGTACAACCTCACTATTTCGTTTGAGCAATACAAGTTCTTACTAGCCCGCAAAAAAGAAGCTCAAGAAAACAGTGAACGTATCAAATACAAAGATCTTGTAGAGAAATGGGGCATCAAGCAGTACTACATGGCTACTGCTATGAACCGTGGAATAAAACAATATGACTATCGGATATGGAAAGAAAGCCAAAATGAAAATCGAAATCGAAGCAGATCTTTCGGACGAGTTAGTAGCAATAGACTTACAACGAGTACTGGCTTCCCTCCAACAAGACTACAAAACCCGGAAAGCCGGAAAGTGGATGGCAATATTCCATACGGACAAGAACGAGGACCTAGTAGAACTAAAACGCCACATAGAAGCATTTAAGCTTGTGTTGCGTTACTACGGAATCAAATCATGACCCCCAATTCCTACAAACTAATACAACGCTGCGTCGAAGACGGCATCAAGCTGGGCATTAACCGTGCGCACAAACACATCGAAAAGCCGACTGCCGAGCAACTGACCAATGCCATCGAGCAGGCTGTCATGCACGAAATCTACGAATGGTTTGATTTTGAAGTGAGATTTTAAAAATGACTAAAAACGCAATCAACCCATCTCATTACAAACGCGGCGATATCGAGTGCATCGACGCTATGCGTGCCAGCTTAACAGAAGAAGAATTCCGTGGTTACTGCAAAGGTAACGTCATGAAGTACTTATGGCGTCACGGAGAAAAAGATGACACCGTACAAGAAGCTAACAAAGCTAGCTGGTACTTGTCTTGGTTGCAAGGTAAAGACCCTCGCAAACCTACTCCATAGTAGTTAGCATTTGCTGCATAAGATGCGACACCCTATCTACCAGTGCCTCATCTGCTGACAGCTCGTAATACCCAGCCACATCAAGTATAGCGTGCACAGCTTCGTGTAAAAACACTTGCTGGCGATTAGTACCTTTCAAAGTACTCATAATTTCGATTCTGTACCGGTCAGGCATCCACATACCAATACAGTCTTTGCCGTGTTTCCATTTGCGCGGCGTGACATTAACCACAGTAATAGTGTGCCCGGCCAGCTGGAACTGTTTCGGGATACCATCCTCAATACGCTTGGAAACCGGCATCCTAAACTTCTCCTAACTTTTTTTCTTAGCTACAGAGTACCCCTTAGACGGCTTTTTCTTCTCCATCTTAATAGGTTTAGTCGGAGCATTAAGACGACACTGTTTACCCTTGTGCATTACTATCTCCAGCAACCTGCTTTGGATACTTCTCCTTAACTTCCATCACTTTACGACGCATCTCCTCGAGCGCGTCGCCGCCTTTCCAAATGGCGTCTAGTTGATCACGAATGTCTGGGTACTCACGCCGCCGAGCCTGGTTGTAAAGTAAAGCAGGATTCCCCTCAATCCGTTCATAAATTACCCCATCAATAAACTCATACCTAACCGTTTGAGTTACCGGATTGAAGTTGTTCTTTTTAGCAAGAATAACTGGATACCAGCCAACCTCTCCACCTGGCTGACTTTGAACGCACGACTCTTTCCCATTCTCGCCCCACTTCATAAACATCAGCGTATCCCCATCACAACAGCATCTATCGCTTTGATATAAAGGGCATTAGCCCACTGCGCTCTAACCCTAACGTCAAAAACTATAGCCCTTGTGGTCTGAGTCAATCCTCCAAAAACCGACAGGCTGGTCATGTCATAAGCATCCCAGTAAGTATCAAGAATAAGGGTATATGGGCCAACAACCCCATTCCCAAGAACAGCTCTAGTTCTGGTGTAGTAACTACCAAGGCTCCCGTACGTCTCTACGGAAACGATGGTTTGACTTCCGTTGAAAAGAACGTAAGAAACAGTGCCAACTTCTGAATTGTTATTGGTAATCGTGTCTCCAGCTTGGATATCCAGCTGCCCATTGAAAAACAAAGTCCATCCCATAAGTTCTGGGTAGCCCAATTCCGGGTCATAGTCATACCAGTACTGTTGAGATGTTGGATATATCGGGCCAAGAGCAGGTACTGTAGTTCCATCTCCAACTTGTGCAGCATAAATCTCAAGATACCCGCCGACCTGATACGGGGCGGCATCTCTAACAGAAACTTGAATGTAAGGCTTATGCCCTTGCGGATGCTCTGACTTCGGAAGAGTAATATTTATATACGACGTAAACGTAGCTGGGATTGCTCCAGAAGGAGCGGAATATCCAGTAAGGAACTTAGTTACGTCGCCAGTCAGCTTACCTACATTAAGCGACTGTACTTTTGCACTTATGATAGCTGCATCTTTAATCTGAGCAGTATCAACACCCAAATCACGAATACGTAACCGGTTACGACCGATGCTAGAGTCGTAATACGAGTCTAACGTAACGTTATCAATTGCAAGACGCGCGGTATCAATCGTACCTGCCGTAATCTTATCAGCGTTAAGACTGCCTATCTTGGCGTCATCAATCTGCCCGTTGCCAATTTTGGCATTAGTAATCGTGCCATTCTGGATGTACGCATCCTTTACATACACACCAGGAGGAACACTTACACCATTAACGGTCTGCGTTGTAGTAACAACAGTAAACGGAATAGTGTCAGCAGACGGAGTGTTAGTCAGGTTATTAGCTGTAGACGACGGATTTACAATCGCAAACTTGTCAGCGCGAATAATAAACGCAGAAGACGGAGTCCCGTTGACCACAGTCGACGCAAGGCCAAACCCGGATACGTGTCCGTTCAGGTCTATCTTAACCGTGTACTGTCCCTGCAACGCCTGGCCGTCAGCCTTTGCAAAATAGTTCTGTTGCACAGCCGCCGTCGTGGCATACCCAGTTAGCGTATTGTTAAAATTCGCGGTTAGAGTATTGCTAGCAGAACTTATAGCCGAATCAGTAGCTGTCTTAGTGTAGTAGTTACTAGTTAGCGTTGCGTTAGTAACGTAACTACCAAGCGTGTTGTTAAACGTAGTAGTAGAAACAAGATTCTGAGTAGCCGCACTGATGGCAGAATCTACACTTGTCTTAGTGTAGTAGTTGTTAGTAAGGCTAGCAGCAGTGCTTGATATACGAGCGTCATCAATAGCTACCCAAGAACTTCCGCCCCAACGATAAGCTTTATTGTTATCGTCAGAATCAAACCACAGATCGCCCTGCACAAGCCCAGATGCTCCAGGTGCAGACGTTTGATAATAAGATCTGTTCTTAGCATTAATAGCAGAGTTAAGCGTAAGCGCAGACGTAGCAATCGCTGAGTCAACAGAAGTCTTAGTGTAGTAGTTAAGTTCCAGGTTAGAAATCGTACCCGCTATACGGGTATCGTCAGTTGCAATCCAACTAGAGCCGTTCCAACGATAGGCTTTGTTGCTATCGTCAGAATCAAACCACACGTCACCAATAACCAGATCGGTACTAGGAGCTGACGTTTGCCTATACGTACGGTTCTTTACGTTAATCTGCGACGACAACGTAGTTGATTGCCCGCTTAATGCAGTATCAACATCCGTCTTAGTGTAATAGTTATTACTCAGAGTTGAATTCGTCACATATGAATTCAACGTATTAGTAAGATTCGTATTCGAAACAAGATTCAACGTCGCGTTCGAAATAGCAGTATTCGTCTGCGTCGCCGTATAGTAATTAGTAGTCAGCGTCGAGTTAGTTACATAACTAGTCAACGCGTTATTCAACGCGGTAGTAGAAACTAACGAAGACGTAGCCGTAGAGATAGCAGAATTAGTCTCCGTCTTCGTATAGTAATTCGTAGTAAGAGTAGCATTGGTAGCATAGCTAGACAGCGCATTAGTCAACGCAGTGTTAGACACCAAAGTAGACGTAGCAGCTGAAATAGCTGAATCAGTTTGCGACGCAGTGTAATAGTTATTAGTAAGCGTAGCCGTCGTCGCGTAACTACCAAGGGCCGTAGTCAATCCACTTTGGGTAACGAGATTGAGCGTTGCTGCTGCAATAGCCGAATCGGTAGCACTCTTGGTGTAGTAGTTATTTGTAAGATTAGCAGCGGTGCTTGCAATGCGGGCGTCATCCGTTGCCACCCATGCACTACCACTCCAACGATACGATTTGTTGTTATCGTCAGAGTCAAACCACAAATCACCCGCAATAAGACCAGAAGAGCCTGGAGCACTGTCCTGTCTAAAAGTCTTATTTTTACTATCTATCTGAGTCTGAAGAGTAAGTGCTGACCCAGCAATCGCACTATTAGTCTGCGCTGCTGTATAGTAGTTATTAGTCAGATTGGCTATCGTGCCAGCAATACGCGTATCGTCTGACGCAACCCACGCCATGCCATCCCAACGGTACGACTTGTTGCCGTCATCAGAGTCAAACCAGACATCGCCGGTTACTAAGTTAGTAGACGGTGCAGAGTCCTGCCGATACGTGCGGTTCTTTAAGTTAATTGCCGCACTAAGCTGAGACGAAGACGTAGAAATAGCCGAGTCTACAGTCGCCTTCGTGTAGTAGTCATTGAGAAGCGTAGCTCTAGTAGCAGACAATCCAGTAGTAGGATTGTTAACGCTGCTCTCAAGCGTAGATACGCGGTTAGCCGTAGCCACAACACCAGTTGTGCCATTGTTAACAGTCGCCTCAACAAGATCTAACGCTGAGGACGTAGCGTTAACACCGGTCAACGGATTATTGACCGTGGACTCTAATGCTCCAACACGAGTAACGGTAGCAGACAGTCCAGTTGTACCGTTGTTAACTGCAGCTGTTAGTGAGCTTAGGCCTGTAGCAGTAGCCGTTACGCCAGTAACCGGATCTTCAACAGTGGCCTCAAGAGCAGCAATAGCTTGAGCAGCAGCAGATGTGCTGTTCGAGTTGACGTAGTTAATCTGCTGAATAGAAGCAGAGTTAGCACCTACTGCATCACCAAGACTAGTGTAGTCACCAATCAAAGCCCAGTTAGCGTTTGAAGTCGTCGGTTCAGAGTTAGAGTTAGCAGCTACCGCTTGCCATAGCTTACTGTTGTGCTGAACCAGGTCATCTATCACATAAGAGACAGCACTGGACCAGGCATCAATAGCGTTAAGCTCATCGATCTGGCTTTGCAGCGTAGTAACAGCGCTAGAAATAGCTGCCGCTCTAGCAGCAGCCTCGTTAGAGATCGCAGTGCTACGTGCGGAAGCTTCGTTGTTAACTGCAGTTATTCTGTTGGCAGTTTCAACTGCAATAGCAGCTGTTCTATTGCTAGCTTCTTGTGCTATAGCAGCAGCCCGTGCCGATGCCTCCTGCGCTATACGATACGAAACTGAATTGACGAGGTTTGCACCCCCATCAATAAGATTTATGCGATCCCCAAGGGTTTGATAAAGCTGGCTTTCTGTAATTGCCCCAGTAAGTACATCAAGCAGCTCTTCTACATTTAAAGCTGTCTCAGCAAGCGTACCGTCTGGAGAGTTAAACGGGCCATAGACATCGTACAGAGATACGTGCCGAGCCCAATAATAATAACTGGCGTCCTCACCTACTGGATCTACAAACGAAATACCGGAACTAACGCCAATAAGCTGAGCGTCACCAATAGAATTAGAGTCATGCCGCCAAACTTCTGTATGGGAATGCGGCCCATAACTGGGGTAATCCCAGAACAACGTAACGATCGCATACCCGCCGTTAGCCTCAAAACTAGTAGGCGCAGTCGGAAGCGTAGGGTCTCTTTCTGGGCCAAACCCAGACCCGCCGCCACCATTCGGATTAAACGGGCGGCTGCTCAACTCAGACGCAAGACCGGAATCAAGCAACTCCCGCAACGTAACAGCGCGATCCCGACTATCTCCACGACGCCCCAACCGAATTTCTACGGCCTCTAAAAGACTTTCCAGGAACCGTCGGAGCTCAGGCGTAACACTAGCAGGTACGCTAGGAATGCCGGGAACAGTTGTCGGCGTATCGGTGCGTGCTTTGGTCATGTTGCGGCAATTTCATCCATGCTTTGAGCAAGGCAGACTTCGTCTATATCAACGGCCCCAGAGACTTGAACCTCCCATACTTGAGCTACTTTCGGTGGAAGACGCATCACAGGCTCATTTAATGATCCTGTCGTAGCGCCGTTTGGCACCGTAACCGTCTGTGTATATACGCCAGCAGAGTACGACAGTGTGTACTCAGCAAAAAGCACCCCATCACCCCACACCTTAACTGTTATTGGATACGCCTGTGCGTATACCGAAACCCAGCTCATACTGAGCGGCTTTGGCATGACCACCTGTTTTGACTTCCAGGTCAGTGTGCGCTTAGTGGCACTGCCACGATACTTGCGAATCTTGTTACCTACGATCAGGTACAGTTCACCGTCCTTCGGGTTCATGTACCCGCCGCGCACCTCAGCCTCAGTAGTAAGGGTAGACAACGCCGCTTCTTCGGCACGGGGATCAAAACAAAAACCCTTATGCACCCCGCCTTCAGTCCAGAACGCCACGTAAGTATTCTCGTGGCGGAAGGCTCGATAACCTACTGGGTTAAAACTGGTGTTCCACTGACTAGCGCTGACCAACCCCTGAGTAACAACGCGCCCCTCGCCACCAGATACAGCCACCAAACCATCTGGTCCGGCGTAAAGAATGTAGCTGCCCATATCGACGACACTGTTTACGTTGACACAGGCCTGTGGCAGGTCAACACGAATAGCGGTCATGGCACTAGGGTCAGTGCCCGTGACGAAATACGGAGTGCCGTTGGTCAGGGCTATGATGCCATTGGCTACCGCGCCGATAGCAACAATGTTCTCTTCGAGAGTAATTCTATAGTCGATAGGCCAAGCGTGCGGTAAAAACGGTTCACTGAGACATAACCGTTTACCAGTAAACCCTGCAAACACACCGTTGGCCACGGCTATCAGACCCTTCATAGGGCCATCTGGATACAGACTGGCGTTATCGTCCGGTGGGCCAATCCAAGTTTCGCTTGGCAGGACTTCACCCAACCCGGCTGACGGAGTGGTGTCCGTATACGTTAGCGTCGAAAACGACACTTCGGCCAAGAACTGGAACGTAGTAGACGTTGAACCAGTGTTAGACCGGTATATACGTTTCAAACTTCCTGCACCAAAGTTGTAATTACCGCTTGGCTGATCGCCAGACGGCATCGTTATAGTTACGGACTCGGTGTCAGTGCGTTCAAACGGCGTGCTGGCTGGACTGGGTGGCCCTTCCTCACCAAATGCTGTCACAAACGTATAGACGTATGAAACGTCGTCAGGAGTCTGTGTTGCGTCTGGGGTGCCAGTCTTGCTGGTAGAAGGAGCGTTAGCAGGTGCCGGGACTCCAAGCCTATAGCTGTTAGCCGGATAGCCACTAGAACCAGACACCATAGACGACACTGTTCCTACGCGAGGGTAGTCATCGCCGGTAAAGTACAAGCGGGCTAGAGTGTCACCTGGGATAGGTCCAGGAACGGCTTTAATACCGTCCTCGCTCCACTCGAGCCAGTTGGTATCGCGGTAGAAGTAGATAGAACGTCGCAGACCACTTTGAAGCGTAAATACGTCTACGTCGTTAGTTGTCGGGGTCAGTCGCCCGGACTCAAAGTCTATGTTTTCAGCAGTCTGGCCAAACTGGTCAGCTAGTAGCCTGGGGGAGACTCCCGGTGCGATGCCGCTAAACCGGTCGAGCTTAAAGTAGGCCATGCGTACCTCACTTGAGTAGCAAGGTAACGAGGATTCCCGCCATGCTACAAATTAGTGTGAACCCAATAAAGATTCCCCAGTGGTTAATCTTTTCTATTCCGCCTTCGATCTTCCCAAGGCGTTCGTCGATATGCTTTGACCGCTCTTCACACATAGCCTCATGAACGGCTAACCTGGAAGAGACCTCCCAGTATCTGTCCCCAGAATCTTGTCCATTATTAGATGACACGGCTAGTGCCCGTGACGGTTGTGGGTGAATTGCCAACATTTAAAACCTCGGACATAAGCAATCCCGAAGGGTTTTCTCTACCCTGTATATTACCACGGACAGGGGGGTCAACAACCCCCAGCGGGGGGAGAGGGGCCGTTTTCAGCCGACTCTACCCTCACCGGGTCAGCCCTCGGCTTTCGGCGCTTCAGGCGGCGGCTGAAGCTGCTGGGCAGCCTGCTGCTGGAGTTTGTTGATCAAGCCTGCAACCGCCTCAAACGGCTGCTTGGCCAGGGCGGCGATCAAAAGGTTGCCCTCTTCGACAGACACTTCAAACTTCAAACCAGACATGATTTACCTCCTGTGGGATCAAACTTGGCCATTAGCCCGGCTAATAGCCGCAGCCATAATATTATCACGCTCAGCCTCTGGAAGCTGCGCCAACAAAGCCTCGTACACACGGAACGATTTGGCGCGCTCGGCCTTCTCAGTCTTGATCAGGTACCGCAGACGATCCCGATACTGGTACTGCGAGACGATGTCATCGAACTCGTCCGGCACCAGGTCGAGTGTGGCTTCTTTGTACTGCGCCAGATGCTCCGGCCAGTCGCCGTCAGGCAACGATGCCAACATCGCCGTGTAGTTGGAGATGTTGATGTCGTAGGCCATGATTTCATGCTCCCGCATGACGGCGTTGTCAGCGAGAACGCTGTATCTGTCCGAGTTAGAAACCGAATAAAACATACGTATCCTCCGAATAAACTAATGACTAGAAAGAAGTCGCCATTTGGATTGAGGAGCAGTTGCTACCTGGCGACGTAGACGGATTTGCGTACTTTGTTCCGTACCCGTTGTTCCACGGGTACACGGTCACGTACGGGGAGCCTTCGTGTGCGACGCCCAAATCTAGATTTAGGTTGAAGCTGACTTCCTCTCCCGACCCGTCGGCACTTGGAATTGGCACTGCGGGGTCGGAGTACTTGCTACCCCACCCATTGGAGTACCACGGGAACGTGGCTATTCCAGTCCCAGCCAGACCGCCAGACGTTCTGCCCCACACATAACTCACAACAGGGGATACGCTGCCAGTTGCAACCCAACTCATCTGTGTTCCACTGGGGTTCCCAAGAATGTCGGTTGCAGCCATTGCAGAGTATTTTGTTCCGAAACCGGTAGTGAACCCGAAATCATATGCCGCGCTTCGACGCTCGGTAGTGCTCGCGGACTGCGTTCCGGTAATCACCGTGAATACATCCGAGGTGCATGTGAAGACACCGGATAGAGGCATAGTCGATGGGTTAGACATCTTGGCCCCCCAACCGCTAGAACTATTGAAGTTCCAGGCGGATAACCTATCAGCATCTGTTGAAGCAGAGCCAAATATGATTACTTCCGACGGGGCATTTCCAGCCCCAAGAGGCCCACCAAAAAAGTGCATGAAGTAGCAATCCGGTGGACTGGTAGCTGGATCCGAAAACTTGGTCCCAAAACCGTTTGCGTCGGTCCACGCCCAAGCAACTGTTGTCGGGGTTCCCGCAATACTGCCGACGACAACTGCGTTTCCATCTGGTGAAAAGTTAAAGGTTGCGCCGCCGTTTGTACTTAGTGCTGCCGCAGTAGGATACGTAGCTGTGGCGGCGTAACGCGTACCAAATCCAGACGCATCGCTCCAAGGGTAGAAAGATAGGTATCGGTTGGTAGAGGTGTTTTGGTTGAACCCGACCGCCGTCTTTTTGACATTCGCAGCTACGTGATAGGTCGTCGCGTTTGGCGGTGATGCAGGATCTGAATACTTCGTCCCAAACCCCTGCGACCATCGATAGGCATGCGCACGCGGTGAGCTAATAGCTGCGAGGAATACAGTGGACGCTCCATAGGTCTTCCCGTACAGATCGGAGAACGATATCGACTGATTCGATATACGTCTGTTTCCAGCCGTTCGCACAGCAGATTCGCCGAGACTAGTGGTGGCAGAGCCTGACCGTCTAATCTCGGCGTTGATGTCTGCGAACGAAATCGGGCCAGAGGCTGGAAGCGCCACTGCGATTTACCTCAAACAGTCGGCGGGGGCGTAGGAGCAGCCGGTTCGGGAACAGGGGCCCAAGGCAGGGGCTTGCTCTCCAAAGCGAGCTTCGCCTTCTCTTTCTCGACCACGTAGGCGATGTGCGCCTTCGTCGAGTCGAGAGACGGGTACGCCTCGACCCACGACACGATCTGTGCCTCGGTCAGGTCAGCAAACGAGACGAAGCTCGTCGGGTCCGCGTCAGCGAGCTGGATCGTAACCGGGAGGTCAAACTTTGCAGCGCCGTCCGTGCCGGTCACCGTGATCTCGATTTCCTTGATGACATCGGTCAACCCATTCTCAGCCACCACACGGGCGCCGTTGACCTTGTATGTATACTCAATAGCCATGACAGTCTCCTCTAGTGAAGTCTTGATTTAATCTCAGCCAGCTCTTTCTTGAGCATGACCAGTTCCTTTGCAAGCTCGACGGCAGACGCCATGGCGGCATTACCGTACGAAACGGACAGGGTTCCAATTTCGTCCTTGGCAACCTGAATAGCCTCTGGAAGCAGCGGCTGAAGTGACTGAGCGGAAACGCCGACCTGTTCCACACCATCGTCTATTCTTTCGTATCGACCGACCTTTACTTGTGCCAGTCGCTCGACAAAGTTCTCTGGCATATCACGCCAGTTGCGCTTCAACCGCTCATCAGAGTAGGCAGTGATGTTTCCAGATGCGACTATAGAGTTAGATATAGCGCATCGGAAGCCGCCGTTGTTTATGATCAAAAGACCGTGGTCGGTTAAGTTTCCGGCGGCGCCACCAGCATTTGGGTGAGACCACGCCATTCCGTAAAGAGATCCGGTAGTCGTTCCGTCTTGGGCAAGCTTATAAGCATCACCCATCGCAAACACGCCTTGGTAGCGGTACGAAGAGTAGACGCCAACGATGCCACAGCCGTAGTTATCGTCGATGTAAAAGTTTCCGTTCGCGCGCGTGGCGCGTGCTGCCGTGATGTTCCAGCTGCCGCTCGCCCCGGAACCGGTTAGCGATGGGCTGTACGAGGTGTAGTTGCTGCTATCTAGGACGGTAGCTTGAGTGCCGCCGCCGTAGCTGTTCTTGAAGCAGTACATGGTTCCGCCAGACCACTGCCAGTGCCATCCATAGCTGGTGTTGTGAACTCCGCTTGTATTGGAATTCGGTTGAATCATCAAGCAGACTTGCCCGTTGCTAGCGTCGAACTCAATACCATTCCATCCGTTACGCGACCCTGCTATACGCCACGGGCCATAGGAGGCATTGTTAGGATAGAAATGCGCGCCATTGAGCGGAGAGTAGAGTCCGCTGTGATTTGGCATTTCTATCCATTCGTTGGAATAGCAGCGAGCAGATGAAGTCCATGGACCATTCATACGGCTGCAATCTTGGATTGAATTGCCGTTCATATTGATAGTGCCGTACAGCCAGTTCGTTCCCACGCTGTAGATACCAGCGGGGTGATAGCTCGCTTGACCAGTACCGGCTACGTTCGAGTGACCGCGATATCCGTACGCATAGCAGTCATTAACGATATTGACGCTTCCTCCGGTAGCGTACCCACCAATGGTCATCAATAGGGATTCGCCCTGATCTCCGTTGCCGTCGTTGTTGGCATCGGTAGTTGGAGAGTTGTTATAGAAGCGAATTCCGCTATACGCCGCGCCAATACGTATGCCGGTGTGATAGCCAATGATTAGGTCAGAATAGTGAGGATGACTCCATCCACCATTCGCAATGTCCTTGCCAATGCTATAGTGGTTCGATCCGAATGTGGCCCCGCCACCGCCGCTCAATATTTGAATAGCGCCGTTCAGGTTTGTGACCGTATTGGCGCTGCCGGTGATGCTAATGCCCCAGGTGCCGGATGCACCACTACCTGTCAGTGACGGACTGTACGAGGTGTAGTTACCGCTATCAAGAACAGTACGCCACGACTGCCACGATCCGCTGTTCTTGCCGCGAATCGCGATCTGCCCAGTTCGGAAGTCGCCGTAAATCTGGTGAATCCACGCCGAGCTGTACGCAGAGGAGTACAGACCGCCATCCGACTGACCGAACAGGCTGACGCTTGTGTTGTAGCCAATCTGGTTCTGCGTGACGCTGTCCGGGTTGATTCCGTTAGAGCTGCTGGTGAGCGTCAAGCCAGAGACGCTACCGGCAGTTGTCGCGCTGGAGGCGCTGCCCGCGCTGCCAGTGATGTTAATGCCCCACGTTCCATCTGCCACGCCTCGAATCTGATTTTTTACGTGAGCGAGGCTTGATTTTCTGGACCAGCCATCACCGTTGTCAGTGATGAAGTTCGCAATAGTGGGGTTTTCAACGCCAGTATTGAAGTTGACGTGGTTGGCGTAGATGTATCCATTGCCATCGCGCTGGACGATGTGACTACCATTGACGCCCGTAGACGCGGTGATCGTCGCAGAGTTTGCTTGGCCGCTGATGCTGGCGGCATTTCCAGTGATGTTGATCGACCACGTACCGCTCGCGTTTCCGCCTGTCAGCGTTGGCGAATAGCTGTTGTAGTTACCGGCGTGGAGCGTAATGTTACCGCCAATATACAACCCGCTCGGGACAGACAGCCAGCCATTGTCGTTGACGTTGCTTGCGCGAGAGTGCTCCGCAAAGCTGCTGACGCTATTAGCCAGCGTCGGCGTTACTTGGGAGAACGCCCCCCAGCCGGAGATCCCGAGAGTCTCCTGTCGAACACGCAAAACCCAATTGCCCCAGTCCGCGTTTTCGCAGTAGACCTGTACTTTGACACCGCCGTAAGTCTGGTCAGATGTGTTGTACAGCAGCCGGACGTGGCGAATAGTTGATGAGCCGTGACGACCAGCGCTTACGACATAAGCGCCGCCGTTTCCGTACGACCACACAACATTGACGCGAACGTAATTGTGACGGCTGCTATCTTGATCGAAGATATGGAACGTCGCTTGTGCACGACCGCTTCCATATTCCGCAATCGTGTACCAGCCGTTACTGCTGATTGTCGCGTTGTACTCGCTGTTGACGTACGGAAGATTGCCTGCTGGGTTGGTGTAGTTGGTGTAGTTCCCGGCGTGGAGAACTTGATTTCCCGCCTGCTGGATTGCCCCTTCGACATTGAGTCCGTTTGTCGGGTTGCCAGTTCCGGGGTATCCAGCGCCGATCGTCATGCCGCCGTGGACGTGCATCTTTTTGCCGCTGACAGCAGAGCCGCCACCGCCGAATGCCCACGTCCCAGTGGCTCCGTAGAACCAACTGAAATCATTGCCGCCCGAGTCAGTCCATTGAATGCCGGCCCATGTGGTGCCGTTTCCGTTTAGATTCAGTTGCGCGTCACTTGAGCTCGTAAGCGTGAGCACTCCGCTAACCGTGCCGCCGCTTAACGGGAGTGCGTAGCTGCTGTAGTTGCTTGCGTTTAGAACAAGATTTCCTGTGAAGTAACCATTGGTATAGATACTGCCGCCCACGTACAGGTTATTGCCACTAGTGCTAGCGCCAATCTGCACATGGTTGCCGGGGTTATCGTATTGCAGCCATAGGTGATCTGTACCGGCAGACGCCGAAGACTTGCCCCAAATATGACGAACCTGTAGCCGAGCGTCCCCTGTTCCGCCCACGTTAAGTGCAGGCGTTGCGTTATTCCACGCTAGTGTCGGCGTGATGGTTACTTGCCCGGATGCAGTAATAGATGTTCCGGTAAAGTTAAGCGCCGCGCCTGAATAAATCGCAAGACCGCCGTTGCCGTTGTCTTGTATGTACTGCCCATTTGCGAAGCCGACCTTGTACGGCTGCTGTAGGTTGAGATGACCTGTCAAAGTCCCGCCGCTTAACGGGAGCTTGGTGCTGTCGGTCGCGGATGTGGCGGTTGCGGCGTTTCCGCTGATGCTAATTCCCCACGTTCCGCTAGCGCCGCCTCCTGTTAGCGTTGGCGCGTAGCTGTTGTAGTTGCCAGAGTGCAGCAAGTCGTACCATGGATTGATACCGTTCGCTGATCGCCAGCGGAATCGCAGGGTCGAGCGATTTTCATGGTTGCCGCCGATTTGTACGCCGTATCCCGTACTACCATTCCAGTAGTGCATGGAAACGAAGCCGGTGTTGTGGCTGAACCCGCTGATCGCATTCGTTCCGCCCGACGCCCATGTGTCGTAGAAGCCCGACCGCTGCTGGAATGCTTGATCAACCGTGATTCCGCTGCGACCAAAAGCCCCTGTGTCGTAGTAAGAGTCCGCGTTGTAGCGATCTCCGTAGACGATGTTGTACAGATTGCTGGTGTAGTTTCCGGCGTGGAAGACAGCATTGCTTTCCCAAGTAAGCCCTGAAGCCCCTCCATCAAGATCGACTGCTAATCGCGTTGTTCCACTGCCAATGAATCGAACCTGATTAGAATCGCCGTCCCAGCGAATTCCCCACGCATTTGCGGCTGTTCCGTGCGACGGGTAGTAGTCTCTGGAAATTCCCCAGATGTCAAAGTTTCCGTCGCCTGTGTCCAGCCCAAGAATGCCGCCCGGAAGCTGCGGTCTATCAAATACCCCGCTCGGGAAAACAACGCGACCAACGAAGGTTCCGCCAGCTCTGGCAACGGTGTAGTTTGAGTAATTACCGCTGTGCAAAAGCTGACGTGATGCCGTCCCGTCATAGAACTCGCCGCCGCCATATAAATATGTTGACGATGTTCCCTTAATGTAAGTGCCAAGATTTGTAGTGGCGTTATATCCAAACGAATCCGACTGACCGGAGAAGTTGATTGCTGTCCCGCTACTGACCGTGGTGATAATTCCGGTCATCGTCCCGCCGCTCAACGGTAAATAGCTCGAGAGCGCGGAGCTTGTGATGTAGCCGCTCGGGTTCGTCGCGTTGTACGGCGTGTAGCCGAGGCCGGTGGTAATCTGCGATGAAGTGAGCGTACCGGTGTACGTCGGCAGATCGCCTGAAGCAAGTGAAGCCCCAGAAGTTACGCGACCCTTCGCGTCGACGGTTACCTTGGTGTACGTGCCCGCGCTCACGCCACTGTTAGCGAGCGTGGCTGAGAACGAAAGATTTGCAGAACCATCGAACGCACCGCTAGTGCCGGTCACATCGCCAGTGAGCGAGATGGTGCGGCCAGTTTGCAACGCCGTTGCGGTTGCCGCATTGCCAGTGATTGACGCAGAGCTAGTGATGTAACCGCTAGGATTCGTTGAGTTATACGGGGTGTATCCAAGAGCGGTGGTTATATCCGAGTTAGCAAGAGACGCGCCAGCAATTACACGGCCTTTGGCGTCTACTGTAACTTTGGTGTACTGACCAGCAACAACTCCGCTATTAGCAAGAGTCAAAGAAACGCTAGAACCTGTATTACCGCTACCGGTTACATCGCCAGTAAAGCTTAAAGAGCCAGACGGTATCGGCTCCCATACGGGGTTAGTACCATCCGTAGATAAATATTTGCCGCTGTTGCTAGTCTGCGAAGGCAGGAAGCTGTTCTTAACAGCAGCACTCGGGCTGCGAACCTCAGAGACGTGCAAGTACTGCGCGTGATCGTCGTCGCCCAAGCCGGAAAGGTTGCCGTGATCCTGAACGAGGGCGGCAGCAACGCCAGCAGACTGCAAACTGCGAAGGTCGTATACAGCGACCGTGCTGGCCTTAACGCTGTTCGTGAAGCCAGTCTTGTGTGTGTAGATGACCTTATAAAGGGGGCGGAACTCGACCGATGGGAACCCGCTAAGGCTCAAGCCCTCAAAGGTCATCGCCTCTGCTTGAGAAAGCTGGTTCGTCGGGGCTTGGCTGATGATCGAAAGAACCGGGTAGTTCAGGTTATTCGTGGCAAGAATCCACGAAACAAAGTACTCGTTGTTATTAACGCTTGCCGTAGACCAAGTGCCACCGCTGTACAGATTGTACTGTGGGATGCCGCCAACAACCTTGAACGGGAAATTAGTCGGCGTGTCAATTACCCAAGCGCTACCACTAAGGTACAAAACAGGGATGCGAGCAGGGCCAGACAAATCCTGCTGCCACGTATTCGCAACAGGCGAATTAGTCGAGACGATATCGACCTGCATATCCTCGTCGAAAAAGGTGCCGCCACCAATGTCGATCTGCGCATCCGCATCAGTCGCTCCCAGGCCAGTGGTCGTATAACCGCTGGCGGCAAAGCCGTTAGCGATCGCCGCCCCGCGAGTCCGGTGAAGATATTCGTGAGTCTGCCAATCCAGCGTGATGCCATGACGCTCGTCACCAAAATAAATTGCCGTTCCTGTAGTCGCGTTCCAGTAAACGTAAGCAGTAGGCGCGTGTTCTTCCCAGGTAAAATAAGACATCTGCGTCGACAGCACGCCGAACGCATTGAAGTAGATGAAATGCAGTCCAGTCGTGTTCGGTATTACTACCGTCTGCGCAGTCGAGTATTCGTACTTAACGCCTTTACACCAGACTTCAAACGAAGTGGCGGTCGGTGCAATAGTGAACGTACGAGTAGCGTTGTTAAACGAAATAGACGACTGAGCCTTGTCGGTGTGCCCGATGGGCTCACCAGACGGATCAACAACCGCTATGTCGTTCAACAGCGCTGCTGTAAGTCGCAGCTCTACCTTAGTGCCGGCAGCAAAAGACGAAGCCGTAGTGCCATCCTGGCCACGTACAACGGTAAGAGTATTCCCTGATACCGCAGTTACTTTAAGGATTTCTAGCGTTGGGGAAGCCGTGTCAGTATCGATGGTAATGTACGTATAGTCGCCCGTCGCTAAGACCGGGAGCTTAGACGCATCAACCACCGCAATAGTCGTGTCACTTGCACTAATAGAAGCTGCAAGTGTTGTAGTTGCGTTGTTACTAAACTTTACTGACATGGTTATCCCCTCAAAGACAAACTACTTAGGAAACAGTAACGCTCCAAGTAATCGTCATTGAGTCAGAAACACCTTTGTTCACCACCGCGAAGGTAGTACGGCAGAACATGGTACCGGCAGAAACAGCGTTAAAAAGACCTGCTTCTGAGATAGCGCCAGACCCAGTACCAGGACCAAAAGTTGCCACGTAGGTAACAACGTTATCGGTCACAGTCGTAGAGATCAGGGTAGTGCGAGCGGCTTCAGAGCCAAGCCCCGTGTCTCCAGCAGCAGCGGCCACTGCTCCGGTACCAATCGCCATGTGAGTCATGACAGTGGTAGTTGCATCTTTGATACGGCTAGCTACGAAGTTCTTACCCGCAGTAACCACCAAGTTAGGAACATCGTGAACAACCTCGCCGTTTAAAGCGACGCTGAGATGTCCTTTCATGCTCAGACCATCTTTCAACATGTAGCTTCTCCTAGTTATTAATCGGGGCAGAATTAAGCGCCCCAACATTAAGCACCGAAGAAGCTCTTGACCTCTTCGATAACGTCAATACGTCGTACACAGGGAACGTGTCGGAAAGCGCTTTGGCTGTTTCCAACGACGACACATCCGATGTGACGACGGTGTCATCAAAAGTTTTAGTAAGCAAAAACGAGTATACGTCTTCAAACCCAACTACGTTTGTCTTAGTAGTATATGTGTCCTTGATAAACCCACCCACAGTGGCGTTATCGTCAAGGACAAATGTGTCGGTAAACAGCCTTTCAAACTGTACAACACGGTCAAAGCTATCCGACGTAAATACTTCTTCTAGTATCGGCTTCGAGACTAAAAGAGCAGAGGACTCCGATACGCTGATTGCATCAGATAGCGGCTTGCTGCTGTTTACAAACCGAGCGTCGACGATGCCCAAAGACTCGGCCTTAGTGCCGGAGTCAAAATGAAATGAAGCGTAGTCTACCGATTGATTTAAAAAGTCTTGCTGTGGTCTATTGTACTGGACCTCTTTATTAAACTGGTCAGACAGCTCTGTAGAGTCGGCCTTATTAGTTAAGTAAGAGAGCGACAGTTGCGAGTCGCCAAGCAGTACTTCTTGTAGAAGCACTTTCTCAAAGTTCTTAGCATCGATAGCGTCTGTTATTACAGGGTAGTCGAACAGCGCTTTAATAGTATCTAGAACTGTTGCGTCAGCTACGCTGAGCAATTCCTCAAACGACCGGTTAAAGGTAATGAGGAACTGAAGATACTCAGCGAAATCGATTGAAGACGGTTCGGTTGTCTTTGCTATTAACTTAACTGCAACGTCTAGCGTGTAAATGACATCTGGCGACAACTGTTTAGCCAGATCAAATACGGTCGTATCTACAAACGCTACTTGCTCTAGATCACGGAAGTACCGGTTCTTGGTATCCGCATCCAGAATTAGTTCTGCGGTCTTAAGAGCCCTATAAAAGGTGCTGCTATTGAGGTGTCTATAGTTAACCGCTACCTGATATAGAGGGTACGCAATGGTTGCCGCGTACGACGGTCGTGCCACTGTAACGGTGGCTGCTCTGAATTGAGGCGATACAATACGCAGGCTGCGCGTCGATATAACGGCCTGTAAGTTAGAAACTCTATCAACTAATAGGCGGATAGCCACTAGTCAAAGTCGCTCCGTACTTTAAGCTTGATAAGGTCGTTAACGGTCTGGATACCTCCGGACGCAAAAGTAACCTCAAGCTCGGCCTCAAACGTACCGGCTGCATTGAGGGTGCCGGTGGGAAAATTCGTAATGACCTTACCGTTAATCGGGTCGCTTACGGTGCAAGTGAGTGTACTTTTAACCGTAGAGCTGCCAAGCTCTCGGATACGGAGGCGAACAGTTGCCCCCGTGAGATCCACAGGGGCCCACGTAGCGCTGTCATTTGCGTCAAGAACACGTCCAGTCGCAGCCGTATTGCTATCCTTCAGGCTAAAGGTAAGCTCGGGCAGCGTGTCCCCAGCCACAAGGTTGAGAGTGTCGGAGTACGCCATACTAGAAACCCCTGTTTAGCATAATATTAGCAGGACTGGCCGGGCTATGCACGATCTAGAAGAGCGGCTTCAGCGGCCCGTCTACGGACTAGTCCAGGTAAGACTTTTCCGCCGCCCCTGACCCAACGCATTAGCTGCTCTTTAGCACCTCCCCAGTCGCCCTGGTTAATTCGCCGCCGTAAGGTGCTGGTCTGCAACCGCCCAACGCCTAGGTTGTAGGCGAAATCGACGATCGCATTTAGTTTCGTCGGGTGCGCAAGAAGCGTAGGACAAAGACGCAGCACTCCGACCAAATACTGGCTGCGTAATTGATCATCCAGTAACGCCTCTGCCTCTTCTTTAGACACCGGCGGATCGGTTATAGCAACCGGTCTTCCGTCCATATACCTGGTTGTGCCATAACCGATGGTCGGGACGCCTGCCGGACAGATGTACGGGCGGGCCCGAAACCCCTCAAACTCCTTACACAACTCGCGGGCTATGGTCAGGTCGGTCATAGCCCACGCCGTGCCAGGGTGCGATCAAGGAACCAGTAGTTCAGCGTACCCGCCACCAAGGCGGCAAAGTCAGCTGACATAATAGTCGTAAAGACCGTCTTCGCATCAGCGCCAGTTACCCAAGCGTTATAGGCATACCAAACATGGACGAACGACCAGATGGCGAGCACCCAGTAGGTTATTACCGGACGAACAGAAGCTGACAGGGAAGCCACCCAGCCGCCTGCGGCTTTAGTCATTTCTGTCTGCTGCTCAATGGCAGCTTTAAACGACTCAATGACCCCTATGTCTATGGCTGCTTCCCTAGCTGCGCCAATCTCGGCCAGCTTCTGCTGCCCACGCTGCTCTTCTAATTTGCACTGCCGGTCAAACATAGCCAGCTCATGCCCACGCTCGTTCTTACGGTCAAAAGCTTTAAGGAACTCAGGCACCAGACGGAACACGCCGCCAAGCACGCTACCCATAACTCCGCCGCCGAGTAGCTCCATCATGACTTACTTCTCCTTTTTATTGATCAGTTCAAATGCGGTTTTGATCTTTTCTTCCAAGACCGCGACGCGCAGATCCAGTTTCGACAGGACAATTATTAAAGTCACGATGCCTAGCACTACCGGCCAGGCTCTAACAAAAATGTCGAATACTTCCACCGTGGCCCCCGTTAAAGCTGGTTATAAAGTGGCAGCAACCGGTCTTTCAGCGTCCGGTCTATCCGCCAGCCATTAGTCATAGCGGTATCAATGGTCTCTGTCGTTGGTCCAAGAAGCGTAAACAGTGGACTGTCGCCGAAGTTAGCAGCGTTAGATGCGCCTGTAGCAAGCCCAAACGGGCCGCTAAAGTTCGACCGCTCAAAGGCCGTTCCAAGGTACTCAGCCCAATCCATACGATCAGTTTTGAAATATTTCTGATCGGCTTCGACGAACGGCAGGAACGCCGCTAAGCCGAACTTTGCATACTCTCGAAGTTCCATGCCGAGCATCGCGAGCGGCATAGTCGCTACTGCAGTAAGAGCCAGCAGTCCAGCTGCAGACCCAACGCGCTGCCATGGAGTTCCAATGTTCTGCTCACGAAGCCGGGTTTCGGCCTCTGAGAACATGCCGCCGAGGATGACTTTACCGTATGAGTAGAAGTAACCCTTCAGCTGCCATATCAAAGCAAAGTGCGGGTCGGACGCCCACACCGGTCGCTCTGCAGCATTAGGACGCAGCGTCGAAGATTCAACGAACCGTTGTAGCGCCTGAGTGACCTTCTTGCCTTCTGGAGTCGAAAGCTTACGGCCACTGTTAAGCCAGCTCGTTACATCGGCTCGGGTCAGACCAAGCTCCTCGAGGTAGCGATCCGATCGCGGGTTGTTGAACTCGTTACGCGTGTGCTTTGTGATGAACTGCACGCCCATGCCGGTTGCAAACTCACGAGTAAACCGAGTGAACCAGTTCAAACCAGTCAACGAGAACCAGTGGTCAGACCACTTACGAGCGGTCGGATCCATATAGTCGGCGTCCGCATCAGTGACCCACGCGTTGGCCACGGCTTCTGGCGTAACGACGCCGATGTCGCGGGCTAACTGCTTGGCCTCTTCACGGTTTTTGATCGTCGCGACAACCTCTTTCATACCAGTCGTCAGATCACCGAACTCTTTTGACGCGATGATCGGACCAGCCAGGTCAGTTACAGACGAGATTGCAGCAAATGGCAGGATCGTCACGAACTGAATAAACTGCCCCCAGCTGTTCAGCTTACGCCAGAACGGACTGAGCGGAGCGCGATAACCCATGTAGGTATTGATAACCTGCAGCGCCTGCTCGCGATCCTCTGGTGCAAGAGCATCCAGCAGCGGCTTGAGGCGATCGTTACCCTGGTCATCTTTGGTAGCGCGGTCAAACTCGACGCGCTTGATGACTTTGCGTACGTACTCAGAGAACGCCTGCTTTGGCGGGAGTAAAAAACCATTATCGCGAAGCTGCTCTCGAGTTAGGTTCTTCGTTAGCTCAAGCGCCTCGTTGACGCTAGCGGCTGGATCCAACGGGTTACCTTCTACGTTGGCACCGTTAGTTACCGCCTGCTGAAGGTCTACGAGCTTTTCGACCCTTCTAGTTATCTTTGCCCTATCTGCACTTGGGTCGGCCTGCAAAATCAGATCGACAAACGCTTGCGGGTCATTTGAGATAGCCACAAGGTCAAGCAAACGTGGGAAGTAGTCACGCTGGAAACCGATCTTAGTCTTCGACGGGCTCACGTACTCTGAGTAGAAGTCCTCAAGGAACTGACGGATAGCCAGCGCCTTACCGGTCAACTGAGCAGTCGGCGTATCTGACGCTGCTTTATCGAACTCTGCGTCCAGAGCCGGATCATCAAATGATCCTAGCTCCGTATCAAGCCGATTCTTGTACAAGTCAAATGTACGGGCCGACTGCGGCACAAACCCGAGACGGCCTTTGCCGGTCGGATCTTGGGCCCGTACGTAAAACATATCCGCTATTTCGTTGCCTGCGTACATACGCAGGATGCCATCGGCCGTAGATATTAGCCGGAGGATAGGTTTGACGTATGGGCTCTTCTTGAGCTGCGAGATCTTCGACTGCCAGTGCGCCGCTCGGGCAGCACCACCATTCTCTATATTAAGTTCGTTAAGCTCGTAGACAAACGCCTTCTCGGTAAAGGATAAGCCGTTTTCCTTTACTTGTGACTTTCTGGACTCAAGGACAGCGTCCATGAACGTCTCGAAGTCTTCGTTGACTGCACCGAGCCTACCGCCGAACCGCTTACGGAAAGACTCCGAGGTCTGCTTCCAGAGCGACTCAAGGCGAGCAGCAAAGTCCTTGAAGAACTTCTTAACTAAGCTGTCTGCCTTCTGACGACTTCTGTATCGCTTGTTAGCCCACAAGGCCACCTGGTCAGAGAACCATTCTTCAAACCCTAGGTCGTAGCCGTAACGGTCTTTGAGTTGCTTAAACGCGGGCGAAGTCTGATACGCCTTAAACAACCGCTTGCGTACAGCAGAGTTACTAAGCGCCTTGTCCCGCTCTTCTTTGTAAAGGCTGTGACCAATTTCGTGGGCCACAACAAGAGCGTCTTGCAACACGTTGCCTGATTCTCGCAGGACAATTACTTTTCCGAACTGTCCGGAGATATGCGTGCCAGCCGTAGTTGGCTTGCTCTGCATACTAGAAAGGGCTTCACGTATGCGCGGGTACGCTCCTTGGAATACATCGGAAAGCTGCTGCTCCGACATAGCCATAAGTTCAGCAAAGGTAAATATGCGCGGTGGGTCAATAAACTTAAGTGAATCGAACAAGTCGCCTATGATGTCAGCGACCATGCCGTTTACGGCATTAGATATGCGCTCGCGTGCCGATCTAGCTTCGGCCATTGGGCTTACGGTTGTGGGCGCACGACCCGCTCGCAGATCAATAGCTGAGCGTGGCGTGTCAATGTTCATCGGCGTTAGGAGCTCACCGCCCGTAACGCTCGACTCGATCATACGTTCTGTTTCGGTACGGCCGTCTGCGATGTCATCTCTCGGAGGGCCCATCGGCTCAGCTGCAAGCGCGGCTTGTCGCTCTTCTGCCGTCATCACCGGCTCTTGGACGGGGTTCAGAAGATCATTCAAAGATCGCTGGCGCCCGCCAATAACTGCCGCAGTTACGTTGCCTAATCGGGCAGGGATACGACCCGCAGCAGCCTGATTACGGTCAGGCGTTAGTTGAAAGCCAGGGAAAAGCGACTGCCCATCGATCTGTACATCATACCCTTCAACAGCCAAATCGCCCAAGACTTCAAGCAAACCAGCCCTGGCGGCTGCTTCTGGAGATACGTATGTAGCGCCGGTACGTGGGTCTTGACGCAACTGAAACCCAGATCCTTCACGGCCTTCTAGTAAGCGCTGCCCAGCCGCAGTAAGGTCAACAAGGTTTACGGCTGACTTCTTTCCATCCGGGCCGACAATGGTAACGCGAGAATTCTGAGCATACTTGCTTCGCCGCGCTCTCTGTATGGCAGAGCGTAAGAACTCAGGGAGATTTAAACGTACTTCGTTGCCAGCCGTATCAATTGAGCGGAACAAATCGCCAAAATCATCGCGGACAATTTGATACCCGCCATCAGGTGTGTCTTCAATAGATACAGCTGAGTCCGGGTTGCTGCGCTGCTCATTTACAGCGGCGTTAAGCATCGCTTCGGTCATAGACGCGAAACGCGGATTAGCCCAGTTAGTCTCACCAAACACTGCGTCGTAAGAGGAACGGGCGGACTGCGTGTTATCAAATACCCTATTCGGGTCAGCCTTACGACCATACGCTCGAACAACTGTGCGTTGCCCCTCTACGGCTTGCACGCCTTGGCCAAACATCTCTACCTGGTCAGCGTCTGTCTCGTCGGTCTGTTCGTCAGACAAGTCAATGTCACGAACCTCGACTCGCTGCTCTGACTCAAAGCGGCGCTTA